AACTTGATTTCTTTGTTTTTGTCTCAATGTTCCCCATGCTGGTGATGGTGACACATATTTGTTTTCACTCATTAGTCATTCCCCAATTCCATAATTTTTTCCATAATTTACAAAGTCTTTTCATTCGATAATTCATCTAATGTGTATAGACTATGAAGTTCTAAACCTTCTTCCATCATAGCACGATCACCACCTTCTTGTCTATCCACAATAGTTACTACACGATTCACTACATATCCCAATTCACGTAACACTTTAACTGCTTTAATAGAAGAACCTCCTGTAGTAACTACATCTTCCAATACAGTTATTTTACATCCTTTAATTGGTAATGGTCCTTCTATTTGAGATTCTGTACCATATCCTTTAGGTTCTTTACGAATGATTAATGAATTAAGTTTAGTTCTTCTGGTATTATCTAACCATGATGTCATAGCAACAGCACTAACTAAAGGATCAGCTCCTAACGTAAGTCCTGCTACTGCTTGAGAATCTTCTTCGATATGATCAAGAAATAATGTTCCTACAAGAACAAGACCTTCTCCACTTAAAGTAACAGGTTTGCAATTAACATAGTGCTTACTTTTCTTACCAGAAGAAAGAGTAAAATCACCTCCACGATAAGCATTCTGTTTTAATATTTTTAATAAATAATCTCTCATTTGAATTCACACTCCACCATAATTTCTGTAAGACATGCAAGCATATTTATTTCTTGGTCAGCGACGAATGCCATTTGATATTGATACTTAGCAATAACAAGAACAGCAGCAGGTATAGTACTCGGAACCAAAGATTCGTAAAGACTATCATAAATCCTACGGAATAAAACAGTAGGATCATTATCCAAGTTATGGACACACCATTTACGTACTTCAGCAAAGTTCTTTTCTTTAAGATTTTTAATGAGATCATCTATAGCAACGTCAGAAAATGCAGCTAATATACCACTATCTATTATACCACTAACTGAATATCTTTGACATTCATTTAATACTCTTCTCCAATCTGGAAAATGTTTATTGATTAATTCTGCAAGTACTTTCTTGTCAGATTCAATTCTTTCAGTATCTAAAATATGATTAAGTTTTTTAAAAAAAGAAGCAGCAATTGCAGGTTTATCTTTTTTAGTAATATTAAAATCAATAACTGCACATCTAGAATGTAACGGTTCAATTATCTTGTTTTTATAATTGCACGTGAAAATAAATCTACAATTATTTGAGAATTCTTCGATAGAAGCCCTAAGTAAAAGTTGTACATCCGATGTTGTGTTATCTGCCTCGTCAATGATGATGATCTTATGCTTCGCTTCCGAAGACAACGATACAGTAGATGCAAAGTTTTTTGCGTTATTTCGTACTGTGTCGAGGAATCTTCCTTCATCCGATCCATTGATGACATAGAAATCGACCCCCAGTTCGCTGCAAAGTGCCTTTGCTACTGTGGTCTTTCCTATACCTGGAGGACCAGAAAGTAACATATTAGGTATTTCTCCTTTATTTAGAAAATCTTTAAAGGTTTTCTTTATATTGTCAGGAAGAATACATTCATCAATTGTTTTGGGTCTATATTTTTCAACCCATATAAAGTTACTCATTTCTTTTTAAAAACACCAAACTTAGATAGTACCCACATTGTAACTAATGTCCAACCTATAATATACCACATAATTTATCGTTTAGTTGTATTACTACGGGTTCTGTTTATTATACTAATAAATTTATCACCTGCAAATGTACCACCAAGACACACATCAATCTCATCACCATCTACCCAGTTCCTATCACCATTCATTTTGGTGTGCAGCATTGCCAATTGAATCTTGTCAATGACTTCTTGAGTTAGTTTCATTATTCGAAAGTGGAATCAGGTTCAAGTGCAATATAATATGTTAAATCATGATTTTTAATAGTAAATCTTGATAATAATTTTTGTGATACAACTACCTCATATGTTCCTGGAAGAATTTTAATATTTTCTACTTTAAAATTAAAGGAGAATGTAGAATTAGTTTCACCAACTACAATAGAATAATCATTAGATGAATTATTCTTTTTATCACGTACAACTAATTTAACTTTACCATCCTTACCAACAGCAGATAAATCTGGTAATTGGTTAATTGATGCTGCTTTTAAAAGTTTATCTAATTGATCCGTACTCAATTCAAAAGAAACATCCTCACTTGGAAGAGTAATTTCTTTCTCTGGAGGAACAACAATTACATTAGGATCTGCAAAGAAATATGTTTGTTTAGATCCACCTTCACGTATAACAACATATCCATCATTAGCAAAATCTAACTCAGGTGCATTGAAAAGTGTTGTATTAACATTGAGGAATTGATTCAAATCATAGATAGTAAATTCACGAGGAAAATCTTCTTCAATCTGTGCTTCTGCAAGAATATTCTTAGCAACAGAAATAGTTTTAAGTCTATCTCCTTTTTTTACTAGAATAGAATTATTAATTCCAGCAAAATTCTTCAGAATAGATAAAGTTTTGTCACTTAATTTCATGGTCTTTGTGATTAATCTAATAATTAAGGCATTGTGTGGTCAATATTACCACTGGTAAATTTTGGTTTGCCGTAGTGTTCATCAAAATGTAATAACAGCATAGCATAATGTATGACTTTCATCAAGTCTTTCTTATTCTTTCCGTCTTTACTACCATAGCGACTACCATACTTTAGAATATTTGCCTGACAGAAATCAGATGCAAGATCTCTTGCTGCCATCAAATCTAAAGTTTGAACATTACGATACTCATGCTTAGTACCAGTATAGTGTCCATTATAAGTACGTGATACATACTCTTCTACATCTTTAAGTATCTCCTTTTCATGATACTTGTTTCGTAGATCTGACATTTCTTTTAACTCCTCAGGGAATTCCTCCATATTTAGAGAAATATTTGTAAAATGATGTGATGCATTATCATCATTATCTGCAATAAAATTTTGTGGATATGGATATCCATCAGTAGTAAAACCATCATTAATATAATCAGTTTCTGTATATTCAGTGATAGTATCTTTAAGTTCTACTTTAGTAGTTGGGTATTCTTTGTCCATAGTTCCATTAAGTACATCGTAAGCTAGACTCCAAGCATTAACCATAACAAAATAAAAAATCATTCACAAGACTTTCTGCTTTATCAGCACCAAACTTACCTTTTAAATATCCTGATACAGGATCAAGTTTAGTCATATAAGCATCAAAGTCTTTATATTCACTAGTATCAATACCAGTAGGTCTTTCTAATTCTAACATAAATTTAAAGTTAGTCAAGTAGGTTTTGAACATATCTAAATGCTCATCCACTTCTTCCATACTACATTTTGCAATGTATATGTTCTTAGAAAAATGATTGCCTATCTCAAAGAATCTATAATCACCTTCATATACAGGCAATCCAGGTATAGAGTATTCAAAATTTTCTACAGGATGTTGAAAATCAAATACTATTATAACCCTGTTCTCATTAAATCCCATGAGATCCATACCAAAACAGGGAAGATTACTTCCAGTCTTAGGATAGATGATGTTGTTGTAAATACAA